CAGCTTGCCTATGAGCGCAAGAAGGAAATGGTCCAAGAGGTTCGCCAAAAGCAAGCCCAACAGATGCAGCAGCAGCAGCAGGCCGAGTATGAGCGCCGGATGGAGCTTGTAAAACAGCGCAACACTGAATTGCGCGAAAGCCGCCCACACCTGTTTGGTGATCGTGGGCCGAAGATTATCTCAAAGATTGAAGAAGCGGCGATGGCAGCAGGTCTGCCCAAAGAAGAATTGCCGTTTATGTCAGCCGGAACCATCTCACTGATTGACGATGCGTTGCGGTACAGATCGGGCGTTAAAAAGCTCGCAAACGCAAAGACCAAGAAAGCCAGCAAGCCAGTGAGTAAGTCGATGCGGAAAGGCCCCAGCAAAAGCTCGGGCGCAAAACAAGCCTTGAAGAAAACCGGAAGCGTTGATGATTTCGGTGCGAAATTCTTGGCAGATGCCGATTAGGAGAAAAACCAATGGCAGTTCCAGCAAATACAGTTCAAAACTTTGACCGACTGGCTAACCGCGAAGACCTCACAGATGATGTGTTCGATATTACGCCAACCAAAACCCCTGTCACTTCCGCTCTGGGCCGTACAAAGGCAAAAGACCAGAACCACGAATGGCAAACCGACATTCTAAAGCCGCCCACGGACCAGAACAAGAAAGAGGTCGGTGACGACGCGACAATCGAAGTTGCGCCGCCTACGTCCCGCTTGGGCAATTACACGCAGATCATGGACAAGACC